CCCCCCGCCAAAATTTTGGTGGCTACAATCGGAGATTCCTTCTTTTCACACAGAATTCTAAAAACGAAGTTTCAAAACAGCCTTTTTCCCTCGTAAAAAACGATTCAAAACTGGTTTCTTTTCAATAATATCAAACGTTTCACGTATTGTTTCATAATCTCACTAATACGAATTTCTTCCCTCATAAACAGCACAAAACCTGGTTTCTCAAACAACAGTTTTTGTGATATAATAGTATCAGGGACTTTTCTTTTAAACTATAATATATAACGAAAGGTAGGTGACAAAGCCCTATGCCAGCTCCGAAACCTATTATGGTAAAAGATTTACGCACACAACAAACCAGAGCATTTAAATCACAGACTGAGGCAGATAGATTTTATAATAAAAAATCGGGTTATTTTTAAGGACGTAAAAACGAAATTAGGCGGAAAGAATCGCCACTATGAAATTATTGAAGTGGTATAGTTGACACCTCTTATATAATGTGTTATACTATTGCATATTATATAGGAGGTATTCAATTATGATTGAAGAATGGAAAGACATTAAAGGTTATGAGGGTTTATATCAGGTAAGTGACTTAGGAAGGGTTAAACGGTTAAAAGGTAAGTATATGGAGTCAGAAAGGATTTTGAAACCATTTATACATACTCATGGCTATCTACAGGTGATGCTGTGTAAAAACAGTATACGTAAAAAATTTACAGTTCACCGCTTAGTAGCAGAATCTTTCATCCCAAACCCAGAAAATAAACCACAAGTAAACCATATTGATGAAGATAAAACAAACAACATGGTTTCAAATCTAGAATGGATGACAGCTAAAGAGAATGTAAATCACGGAACACGTACTGAACGGAGTTCAAAGAAAGTCAAAGCTATTGATATAGCAAATGGAGAGTGGAATGAATATAAGTCAATAAGTGAATGTGCAAGAGAGTTAGGACTCCACCAGTCAACCATATCAATGTGCTTAAAAGGTAAACGTAAAACATGTGGTGGATACACCTTTAAATATAAGGAGGTTGCAAATTGAGTGAACAGTGGTCCAAAATAAATGGATATGATGGATACTTAATTTCATCATATGGTAATGTCGCATACAATGACGGAACAACTAAAAAGCCACTAAAGCCATACGCAAAAGATAATGGATATTTGAATGTAGACCTATATAAGAACGGTCAAAGAACTGGTAAACGAGTTCACATCTTAGTTGCGGAAGCATTTGTAAAAGGTAAACAAGACGGACACACAGTAGACCACAAAGACCGCAACAGACACAACAACAAAGCAAGTAACCTAGAATGGAAATCAGTATCAGACCAAAATAGAAATAGGAAGAGTTGGGCAAAAGGTGGTGAATAAAAATGGGTAGACCAAGAAAATTATTAAATGCCCAAGTTGGCAACCTTACACAAGAGCAACAACACCAACGAAAAAAGGAAGAAGAAAAGTTAATGAACTTTGAGAAGTTAGACTTTTCATATTATCCAGCTGGGTTGTTGCAACAAGCCTACCACGAGTGGGAACGTATCTCACACTTTATTGGTGACTTACCAATTTCAGAACTTGACCAACAAGCAATGGTTAGGTATTGTAATTATAGTTACCTGTATTCAGAAATGGCTGAACAAGTTGCATATGAAGGACCTTTGACAGAAGATGGAAAGCTAAACCCTAAAGTAACGGCTATGAACTCTTATTCTAAGGAACTAAAAAGTGCAACTAACGACTTAGGTTTAACTATCAATTCAAGATTGAAGCTGGTAGCACCAAAAGAAGTAGAGGACGAAACCAAAGACCCATTAGGTCAATTACTTAAAATGCGCGCACAAGGTTAAGATTTTGTGTTATAATGTATTTACAAGAACACGTAACGCCTACTGATGTTCAAGGACATTATGCGCACCATACGTGGCAAAACGCCTTCCAGATGATTTGTAGATTAGAATAATATTGGGCAGTATTATTCAGGCGCAACTACGGCAATAGTTGCGGACATGTAGACTTAGGTAAGTTTGTTATCCCCTTTGGATAAACTCATGACCTAAGTCTTTTTATTTGTGCTATAATAGAAATAAGGAGGTATACATATGAATAATATAGATTATGTTCAAGAATATATAGACTATATACGAATTAATAATATACCAATAGGTAATAAAATCAAGCAAGCAATTAGACGTCATGAAAAGGACTTAGAAAAATCAAAAGACCCAGAGTATCCATATTATTACGACCCAAAAGAAACCTATGAACCAGTGGCATTTATTGAAATGTTACCAGACCCAAAAAGTAAAAAGACAAATAAACTAGCTAAGTTCCAGAAGTTTATTGTAGCATTAATCTATGGTTGGCGCAAAAAGAGTAATAAAATGCGCAGATTCAGAAAAGTATATATCAGTTTAGCACGTAAAAACGGTAAATCAATCCTGGTTGCTGGTATTTCATTATATGAGTTTATCTTAGGACAATATCCAAAAGCTTCAAGACAGATTGTAGCTGGCGCAAATACTAAAGAACAAGCTGGAATTGTATTCCGTATGTTAAAATCACAGCTGAAAGCATTGAGAAATTCAAGTGATAGTGTGCGTAAAATTACTAAGGTAAACAAGTATGACATTGAACATTTAGAAGATGAATCAACTGTTAAACCTTTAGCAAGTGACGCAGATAGTTTAGACGGACTAGACGTACTTTGCGGTGTATTAGATGAATACGGAGAAGCAAAAAGCACAGCATTAATTGAGGTATTAGAAAGTTCACAGTCACAACAACCACAAGGTTTGATTTTGATTATCAGCACAACAACTAAAAATCTTAATGGACCAATGCACAGCATAGAATATCCATTTATAACTAAGCTATTAAACGAAGAAGTTGAAGCAGACGCATACCTTGCTTTATGTTGGGAAATGGATAGTATCAGCGAAGTTGACGACCAAGCCAATTGGATAAAATCAAACCCACTGTTTGAGAATACTCAATTGTATGAAACCATGTATGAACATAAGGTTAATTCATTGGCAGAGTATAAAGCAAAAGGTGACATGAGTGGTTGGCTAACTAAAGAAATGAACTTCTGGGTACAAGCTTCACAAGATAGTTTCATGGATAAAGAAAGCTGGGACGCAATCAAAGCAACAAAAGAATATGATATTAGAAAACGTCCTGTATTTATTGGAATGGACTTATCACGTACAAAAGATATAACAGCGGTTAGCTGGATTATACCAATTGTAGAAGAAGAGAAGCTACTCGTAAATACACATGGTTTCATTTCATCAATTGGAGGTATTGAAAAGAAAATTCAAGAGGACAAAATACCATATCGCCAATATGAGAATGAAGGTATCGTTTCAATTAGTAAGTTAGAATCAGGATTGATTGACCATGCGGACATGTGCGACTGGATAGTTGATTTTGTTGAAACATATGATTTGGACCTACAAGGTATTTTCTATGATGGTCACCAAGCGTCACAATCAGTCTTGAGATTAGCGGAAGTTTTCGGCGAACGGTATCTAATTGAAGTACCGCAACGTATACAGTATTTAAACGCTCCTACTAAGTATCTAAGGGACGCAATATACAAAGGTGATATAATACATCAAAACAACCCACTACTCAATACAGCGATATATAATGCGTATATGAAAGAGTTTGCGGACAACATAGCAATTGAAAAGAAAATGAATCGTAACAAGATTGATTCATTGGACGCTTTAATAAATGCAATGAGTGAGGCAATGTATTATGACTTTGGATATTCAAGTTTTGAAAACATGTTAGAGCAAGGTACATTTGGGTTTGGAGTATAGAGTGGCTAAACACCACTCTTTTTTTATATGTTTTGTGTTAAAATAAGGTGTATAGGAGGGTTTAATATGAAAAATCCAGTAATTTATATAGTGCTATTTTACGTTTTAGGAGCATTAGCACTTGTAACAAGCATGTTTTTTGTTAGTATTGTAGCTGGTTTAGTAGCATTAGGGATATCATTATTAGTACCAGCAGTAGTTTTATACCTAGAATTGAAAGAAGGTGAATAGTTAAATGGGCGTATTTATTGCACCACAGACTAAAGCAGAGAAGAATTTTATTGATTATATTGAAAGCGGAATGGATAACCTAGGATATTTGACAGGTGAACGAGCATTACAAAATTCAGACGTGTTCACAGGTGTAAATATCATTGGTGGTGATATTGGTAAATCACTATTTAGAAAAGTTCCAGACGAATACGCAGACAAAGATTTTCTACAACTAATTAACAAGCGACCGCATGAAAAACAAAGTCATTATACATTCATGTATGCAACGGTTGCACAGCTGATTCTTTATGGGAACTCATACGCAATCATTCATAGAGAAAAAGAGAATGATTATAACTCACCAATTAAGTCATTAGAGTTTGTAACAGCAGACCAAGTGAACCTAATTCAAGATATGACAACAGGTGAATGGCGTTATGATGTAACCTTGGATTATGGCAACCACATGTTAAGATGTGAACCACGTGATATCTTACACTTTAGAATTTCAGTAGTTGATGGTTTCATTGGTCGCAGTCCTTTATTGTCTTTACGTGATGAAATTGGAATGCAAACGAATGGTAATAAGATTTTATCAAAGTTCTTTGCAAACGGTGTTTTCGGTGGCGGAATCTTAAAACTTAAAAAAGGTTATGTAGACAACGCAACCAAAAAGAAAATTCGTGAAGATTTTGAAAGAGCTAACGGCGGAAGCACAAACAGCAATGGTGTTATCGTTTTAGATGAAGCAACAGACTTCACAGAATACAAAATGAATACTGATATTTTGAAATTGATTCAATCAAATAAATTCAGTACGCAACAAATTGCAAAAGTTTTAGGTATTCCATTGAATAGGTTTGGTATGGAGTTAGTAAACTCAACTGATAGCGGACAAAATGACATCTATATTGCTTCAACAATTAGTCAATATGAATCTGCAATCTGTGACGAAATCGCAATTAAAACAGGTAATGTTTTAGAAATGGACTTTTCAAGTCTAATGAATGATACATTAGATGACAGACGCAAACAATTGTTTAGTGGAAAAGCAAGTAAAGAATTACTATCAACTATCAAAGAAAATGAAGTTCGTGCATATTATGGGTATGAACCGTTAGAAGATGGAGAAACAACAGTTAAAACAGAGAGTGAAGAAAAGGAAGTGTACAAGAATGAAACAGACCCAACTGGAAATTAGACAACTACATGAGTTCGTAAATGACAATAATATTGTTGAAGGTTACGCATTAAAATTCAATAAACCATCAAAAGACCTAGGTGGTTTTATTGAAACTATTGACGCAAGAGCATTGGACGACGTTAATATGGAAGATGTAAAATTATTTTTAAATCACGATTCAGGCAACTTACTTGGAAGAACAAAGAGTGGTACACTTCAATTATCAGTTGATGAAGTTGGTTTGAAATTCCGTTGTGAGTTACCAAATACAACACTTGGAAATGACGTGATGGAACTTGTAAAACGTGGTGACCTTAGTCAATGTTCATTTGGCTTTACGGTTGCGGAAGATGAATGGGAACGGAGAGACGGCAAACCAGTTAGAACTATCAAAAAAATCAATACACTAGCTGAAATATCACTGGTTTCAATTCCAGCATATGATGACACAGATGTTGCAGTGGCTAAACGCTCACTTGAAAACATGGAAGTAAACGAAATGGAAAAACGCAAACTAGAATTACAGTTACGACTAGCAACCTTGTAAGAGTAACGCCCACAACTCACCTTGTTCATGATATACTATCTTTAGTAAGAAAATAATATGTAAAGGAGTTTACAGCATGAACAAGGCAGAGTTAGAAGCGCAAGCAAAATCTTTGTTGGCAGAAGGTAAACTTGACGAAGCTAAAAAAGTTATTGAACAGTTAGAAGCTTTGAAAGATGAAACACCAGCTGAAAACGAAGAACGTGCAGAAGATAAAGCAGAAGCACCTAAAGACGAAGTCAAAAAGGAAGAGCCTAAAGAAGAACCAAAGGACGAACCAAAAGACGAAGTCAAAGACGAACCAAAGGAAGAACCAAAAAAAGAAGAACGTTCAATTGAGAACGCAAAAGGAGAAGATATTGACATGGAGAAAGTAAAAATCAATGGTAAAGAGTTAGCAGAGCCAGTAACAGAACAACGTGCGTTTTTAGACTACGTAACTTCAAAATCAACTAGCGTAAAATCATTTAACGAAACACGTGCGGTTGGTGACGGACAAGTTAAATCAACAGATGCAGAAGCAATTATCCCAGAAGATATTATCACAAAAGCACGTAAATTACCAGACACAGTTGTTGACTTACGTAATAAAGTGAACAGTATCAAAGTTAAAACATCTGGTGGTAAATACCCAATCTTGAAATCAACTACTGCAAAAATGGTAACAGTTGAAGAGTTGGCAAAAAACCCAGCATTGGCAAAACCTGAATTTGACGAAGTACCTTACAACGTATCAACGTACCGTGGTCAAATTGTTGTATCACAAGAATCATTAGATGATTCAGCGGACGACTTAGCTGGAATTATTGCTGATTCAGTACAACGTCAAGGTTTAAACACAACTAACTTTGTTTTAGCTAACTTGTTAAAAACAGCTACAGCAGTACCAGCAACATCATTAGATGACATCAAAACACAAATCAACACTGGTTTCGACCCAGCTTATGGATTGGAATTAATTGTTACTCAATCATTCTACAACGCAGTTGACATCATGAAAGACGGTGACGGACGTTACTTATTACAAACTGATATTACAGCACAGTCTGGCAAATCATTGTTTGGTGTTCCAGTAACAGTGTTGAAAGATGAAATGTTAGGTAACAAAGGTGATAAAGTGGCATTCTTGGGCGACCCAGTAGCATTTGCAACATTCTTCAATCGTGCAGAAACTACCGCTCGTTGGATTGACCATGAAATTTACGGTCAATACTTAGCAATCTTCATGCGTTTTGACGCTAAAGTAGTAGACCCAGCGGCTGGAAAATTCATTACACTAACGCCAGCACCCTAGTACGCCACCTGTGGTAGGGCAGGTGACACCAGCTGACACAAGTGTAACAATTGAATTATCGTAAACACTAAGAGGTGGGGCATACGCCTTACCTCTTTTTAAAATATAAAAGGAGTGTGTAAATTATGGCTAAAGTATTTAACGTATACAAGAAAACAGGTGAAAAGATTGTGACTGAACAACCATCACCAGTAACAATCACTGGTTTAACAGCAGAAACACCATATGCAAAAGGTGACTACCAAGTAACAGCAATTGAAGATGGTAAGCCAGAATCTAGCAAAGTAGATGTACCAGCATTCACTACAACTGCAACAGCGGGATAATAAAAGAGGGCTTAGCCCTCTTTTTAACTAAGGAGGTATGATAATGTTAACATTAGAAGAAGTTAAGAACAACCTAAGATTAGACTATGATTCAGACGACATTTATATCCAGACATTAATTGACACAAGTTCAATGTTTATATTAGGAGCTATTGAGGTTAACACAGTTCCAAATGATGTACGCTTTAAGACATGTCAGTTCATGCTGGTTTCTCTTTGGTATGAAAACCGTGTTCCAGCAACCAGCGCACTGCAACAAGATGTACCGTTCACTATTCAGGCATTTATTTGGCAACTAAGGGGGTTATCTGATGGCGATACCAACACAACATCTTAATCAAAAAATCACTATTCAAGAGAAAACCACAGCTAAAAACGATAAATTTGAATGGGTAACAACGTGGGTTGACAAAGCAACTATATGGTGTAGTGTAAAACAGCAGTATTTCAGAGATTTTAAAGAAACATATGGTACTGCATTAGAGGATACAACTAATTTTGTTGTGCGTTATGAACAGCGTTTCCAATTACAAAATGATATGCGTGTTGTATATAAAGGTGTTAACTATGAAATAGTATCCATTTTAGAAGGTAGTTATGACCGTGATTTTACAACATTAGTATGTAAGAGGGTTAAGAAATGAGTAAGCAGAATTATGCTGACTTTTCAGACGCATACAACGCACTTATAAAGATTGGTAAAAATGCAGATAGTATCACAGCAAAAGCACTGAATAAAGCTGGTGAAATAGGAGAGCAAGAACTTGCTAAACGCACCCCATATTGGAACGGTAAAAAGTACAGTAGAAAAGACCAGATGTACAAGCGTGAACATATGCAGAAAAATACAGCAATGACAAAAGCAAGTAAAGGTAAACATGAGGTCTTAATTGGGTATAATGACCAAGTTTCGTGGCGTGTTCACTTTACAGAATTGGGAACAATGACACAAAGACCACAACATTTCATTGAAAAGACTATTAAAGAAGTTCAAGACGAAATAGAAAAGGTAATTATAAAAGCAATGGAGGAGGCGTTTCTAAAATGACATTACCTATTTTACAAGTGGCGCAGATACTTAATGAAGCACACCCAGAAGTCAACTGGTTTACTAACGAGGTACCAAATGAATTTGTATCACTTCCTAAGTTACCAGTGGGTAGAATCACAGAGCTAGACATGGACTATCACGCATACGCAAGTGCAGACCCAAATTATTACACAACCTATATCCAAGTTGATTTGTGGGTTGAAGATTTGACAATGTTGGATAAATACTATCTAGCAATTGATAAGACAATGCGTGCTGATAACGTACAATGTTCATTTAGTACACAGACATATGAACCTGACCTAGAGGGAGCAAGTCGCATTGTGAAGCGTTACGTAATCACTCAAAGAGTTGTCTAAGTGACACCCTAAAACCAGTTGATTAATGATATAATTATTCTAGTAAGAAAATATAAACACTAAAGGAGAGAAACAATTATGGCAGTAGTAGGTTTTAAAAAAGCTATTATCAGCGTACCTAAAGCAGAAGGTTCTGGTGTTGATAAATACACAATTGATAAAAGTGGTGGCGGTACTATTGAAGCGTCAATTCAAGGAATTTCAGCAGAACAAACAACCGTTTATGCGTCAAACGTTCCAATTTGGGTATCAGCAAAAGGTGTTGGAGAGTTAACAGCTTCATTAAACGTATTTGACTTGTATAAAGGCAACGTTTATGAGAAAATTTTAGGTATTGAACGTGGTGCAGATGGTATTGCAATCGTTGGTGAAAACACAGAAGCGCCGTACGTTTCAGCGGTATTTGTTGCAGACGGTGCAGACGGTAAAGAAATGTACTTTGGTTTAGTTAAAGGACGTTTCAGCCACCCAGAAATCGCATTGAATACAACAGAATCTGGTGGTACAGAACCAAACACAGAAACAATTGAAGGTTCATTTGTAACAGATTCACGTGGCTTTGCATACATGAGTGCTGTTTCAAGTGATACATTAACACTTGACAAGTTTGTTGATAAAGTAAACAACATCACTACACCCTAGCACACCACCTGTGGTAGGACAGGTGACGCCAGCAGATACAAGTGTATCAATTGAATTGACTTAGAAGAGCGTAACAGCTCTTCTTTTTTATTACACTGGTTTCACCAACACCCACAACCATTGCTTTTAATGCTATAATAACTATAGTAAATAAAATTATTTGGAGGAATAAACATGGCAAAACAAACAAAATCATTCAGTATTAACTTAATTATTGACGGAAAAAACCGCAAAATTACAAAAAAAGGTGTCAAAGTTAAGACAATGCGTAGTATTATGAAGTATTACCGTGATATGGAAAACGTACAAAAAGACATGGCTAATGGTGTAGAAGTTGACCAATTAGAATTGTTAGATTCAATGATTGTATTATTAGTTGAAATCTTTGAACACCCAGAAGTTACATTTGAAGCAATTGAAAACTCAATTGAATCTGATGACTTAGTAGACGTTTTAGAAAACATCTTAGGAACTATCATGGGGGTTGATGATTCAAAGGAAGCCTAGAGGACGGTGTAGAAGTTAACTGGGACGAATCTTTAGAATCACTAAATAAATTATATAATTCATACATGGAAGGTGGTTGGACCGTTAATGATGTTAGCGAAGCTGACTACCTTCTTTTATTGGAATTATTCAGTGATAATACTAAAGAGAAAAAAGAAGAGAAACAAGACCCATTAGCATTTTTTGGCACTGTCCTATCACCAACAGACCTAGCAAAAGCAAAAGGAGAGATTGAATAATGGCAGACAAAGTTATTGGCAATATGAAGTTTGGTATTGGTGTTGACGGTGTAGACCAGACCATTAATACATTAGACAAATTAAACAAGTCAATTAAACAACAAGAGTCCGCAATGAAAGCCAATTTATCAGTGTTTGATAAATCAGGACAAAGCATTGAGAAATTGCAACAAAAAGAAAAAGACTTGGCAACAGCTACGGACTTACAAGGTAAGAAAGTTGAATTATTAAGTAAGAAACGTCAAGACGCTATTGCAAAATATGGTGAAGAATCAAACCAAGTTAAAACACTAACAACACAGTTAAACAATGCTAGTGCCAAATACAACGGAATGCAAAAAGATTTGCAAAAAACTACAGCTGATGTTATCAAGTTTGAGAATGGTCTAGACAAACTAGGTCAAGAAATTAAAGATAACGCAAAAGACTTCCAAACACAAGCCAACGCAATGGATAAAGCTGGCGACAAAATGGGTGCTTTGGAAACAAAACAGGCTGGTTTAAAACGTCAATCAGACCTAACAAAACAGGCTATTGCTGGTCAAGAAAACGCAATCAAACAATTAACGCAAAAGTTTGGTAAAAATTCAACAGAAGTTAGCAAAGCTGAACAAGAGTTACAAGGCTTTAAAAAGCAATTAAACAACACAGACAGCGAACTAGATTCAGTATCCAAAGGAATGCAAGAACTAGGTAAGTCAAGTGGTGAAACTAGTGAAGGGTTAGGACTAGCAAGTAAAGGACTACAAGGTTTAGTTGCTGGTGTTGGTATGGCAGTAGCTACCAAAGCTATGGATATGATTAGTGACGCCGTTTCAGAAGTTGTTGAAAATATTAATGCTGGTATTGAAGCGGTTGACAAATTCAAAGGTGCGTTTGATTGGGACGCAGAGAGCGCACAAGCCGTTTCAAGGTTAGCTAACCAATTAGTTGCAGAAGGTTATTCAGACGACATCAACGAAGTAGCAGAAGCAATGATACGTGTTCAAAATGTAATGGGTGCTGATGGCATGGATGATGACATGCTACAACGCATGACACGTAATGCAATTGCATTTTCTAAAAATACAGGTGCAGACGTAAACGAAACTATTCGTGGTATTGGTAAAATGATGACCAACTTTGGTATTGACGCAGACAAAGCTTGGGACTTGATGGCACGTGGCGCACAAATGGGACTTGACCAAACAGACGAACTAGGCGACAACATGGCTGAATACTCACAGATTTTTGGTCAAGCTGGTTTCACAGCAGAACAAACGTTTGACATGTTACAAAGTGGTTTAGATGGTGGAGCATACAACTTAGACAAAGTCAATGACTTAATCAAAGAAATGGCTATTTCATTAACAGATGGTCGTTTTGAGGACAACATAGGTATGTTCAGCGGTCAAACACAAGAACTGTTTAGACAATGGCAACAAGGTGGAGCAACACAAGCGGACGTTATCCGTTCAATGATTAGTGACTTTGGAGGTATGGAAAACCAATATGAAGCACTAAACAAAGCTGGGACAATCTGGTCCGCATTAGGTGAAGATAACAGCTTGAATGTTATCAAGTCATTAAACAATACATCAATGGCATATGATAACGTAGAAGGCGCACAAGACGCAATGAACAACGCAATGAGCAACACAACTGGAATGGACGCTTTTAAATCAGCATTAAAAGCATTAGGAAATGAAATTGGTATCTCATTGAACCCAATGTTTGGTGGAATGGCAGACGGTATCACAAACTTTACCAAGAAAATTCTACCAATGGTGCAACCAGCATTGCAAAAAATGTGGGAGTTTGCACAACCAATTCTTGAAAAGTTAACGCAATATCTTGGTACATCTTTCAAGGTTGCGGGCGACATTATGGGTGTTGTGATTAAGTATATTGCAGATGACTTAATACCTTACATCATGCCTAAGCTTCAAGAACTTGGCGACAGATTGGGTGCTGTTTTTGATAAGGTGACTAAGTGGTGGAATGAGAACGGACAAGCAATAATGAATGCACTTAAAAAGTGGTTAGAATTATTAACACCAATTTTTAAAATTGCAATTGATATTGTAATGATGTTTGTTGATTCAGTAGTTGGTTTGATTGAAGGTTTCTTCAATGTAATTGAAGGGGCAACAAAAATCTTTAAAGGTATTTTCAACGGTGATTGGAAATTAATTTGGGACGGTATCAAACAATTAGTTTGGGGTGCTATTCAAGTAATTTGGAACTGGATAAATCTTTCATTCTTTGGTAATATATTAAAAGGTGTAAAAGGTTTTGGCGCAACATTCAAAGGTTCAATTTCTGGAATGTGGGAAGCTGTTAAAAACTTCTTTAAAGGTGGTATATCAAATGTAAATGGTGCCGTTTCTGGTTGGTTTGGTAATGTAACACGCATTGCAGGTGACCTTAGAAGTAATGTTTCAGGAACTATTTCATCTCTTTGGAAGGGAATCAAAAACACATTCAGTGGTGGTATTGATACAATTGTACGCTGGTTTACTGGTTTGCCAGAACGTTTAGGCGGTGCAATTAGTGGCGGTGCTAAGCATGTTACTGGTGCATTTAAAGGTATTTTCAATAAGGTATTGAGTGCAATTGGTGGTCCAGTAAATGGTATCATTGGCGGTGCTAACTGGGTGTTAGAAAAGTTTGGCGCACCTCAAATTCCTAAATGGGACGTACCACAATATGCAAGCGGTACTGACGGTCACATAGGCGGACCTATGGTAGTAAATGACGGTGGTGGCGCTGAAATGGTAATCGCACCAAACGGTCAAGCAATGATTCCAAAAGGTAGAAACGTTATGATGAATGCACCAGCTGGTACACAAGTGCTAAATGCCAAAGAAACATCAATGGTATTAGGACAAAAAGGGCGCATTCCATTCTATAAAAAAGGAACTGGTTTCATGGACGGCGTCCGCAACATGTGGGACAATACCAAGTCGTTTGTTGGTAATGGTATTAACAAGGTAAATCAAACCATTGGCGATATTATGGACTGGGTAGGCAATCCGTTAGACTTAGCACGAAATGCAATTATGGGTGCAATGGACTTAGGAGGTCTAACACACGTAGCATTAGACATGGCAAAAGGTTTAGGAACAAAAGCTACAACTGCATTTGCTGAAAAGGTGAAAGCCTTATTCAAAAAGAAAGAAGAGGAAGAACGTGTTAGTGGTCCTGTAGATGGTAACTGGCGTGCATTAGTCATCAAAGCTTCCAAAGAAATGGGCGCAAATGCTAGTGAAAGTGAAATCAATGGTATCTTGGCACAGATTCAACGTGAATCAGGTGGTAATGAAAAGATTGTTCAAAGTTCAGCAGTATGGGATGTCAACACAGCAAGCGGAAACCCAGCACGTGGTTTACTTCAATATATCCCACAAACGTTTGACGCATACAAGGTGAAAGGACATGGCAACATTTATTCAGGTTATGACCAATTACTAGCATTCTTCAACAATACTAACTGGCGTCAAGACTTACCTTATGGTAAATCTGGTTGGGGTCCATCTGGTGGACGCATTAGAGGTTATTATAATGGTGGTATTGCAAAAGGTCCACAAATTGCAAAACTTGCTGAAAATGGCTATCCAGAATTTATTATTCCAACTGAACCAGCTAAACGAGGAAGAGCAATGGCATTGCTTAACCAAGCTAAACAAGCATTGGGAGTGAAGGAAGAACGCAACACACCTAAGCAAGGAACATCAACAGACTTGGCAACAGTGGTTGCTTTAATGCAACAACAGAACGAATTGTTACAAGCTATCTTAGCCAAAAATACAGATGTGTTATTGGACGGTAAGAAGCTTAACAAGGAACTTAACCGTATAGACGCAACGCAACAACGTAGTAACAGACGTAACTTAGGGTTAATTTAAAACATAAAGGCAACCCCTTTACAAGGGTTGCCTTTTGTGTTATAATACTAGTATAGTAACTAAGAAAAGGAGATAATACACATGAAAGAAAACTATAACTTTTTAAGGTCATTCACGTTCAATGGTATGGAAACAAGTCATTTGTTCCAGATAGCAAAAGTAAACATACCGTTTTTATCAAAGGATAACGACTATTACACTGTTGGCAACACAGATGGGAAACATTTTAGAAACACTAAATTAGGAGATTATAGTATTAGTATTGATGGATTCATTATATATGATAACTCTAAAATGAGCGTTTCAAAAACAAAAGATGAACTTGTTAAAATAATCAACAGTGATGAGCCAAAGAGACTTGTTCTTGATTTATTTCCAGATAGATATTTTAGTGCGATATTTTCTGGAACACAGGAATATGATGCAACGGATACAAAATACACACCGTTTACATTGGTGTTTGATGTACCAGATGGATTAGCGCACCAAATAGAACCAAGTGGTTATACTAATGTAACAACTACAAATGAAAACCTAGTTATTGATTCAGAATTTAAGGATATACGTAAATATTATAAACCTTGGACAGTGAAGCTCGTGGAGGATAACAATGGTAGTTCTATTATACGTGGGGATTTCTCAACATCAAGACCAACTGGTTTTGATAGTGTAAACTGGGACGAAGCATGGTTTCAAATGAATGCATATACACGCAGGGTTATTAAAGATTTAACTGTTGGTACTAAAGTTAAGGGTAGTATAGAGGCTAGGGTTATTCAAAAAAATAATAATTTTGAAAACAATGGTAAATTAATCATTGAGGAATGGGGGATTAACCCAACACGTATTTTGGAACGCCACGAGGTTGTTATTCCAGCTACAGAGAGTGATACATTTAAGAAATACACTATTGATACAACTATTA